TGGATGACTGAGAACAACCTTGTTCCAGTGACCTATTTCAAGGCGCACGATGCAGCCACTCAGAAGCTGGTTTCCTGCGAAGCCTATCTTGAAGGCGGTGACGTTTACGCTGTGACGGTTGAAAGCCTGTCTGCTGATGAGCTAACGGCTAAGGATGAAGCCACAAAGGCTGGCAACCGCAACGTCCGTAACTCGAAGCTGGCTCTGTGCGATTGGACGCAGCTTGCAGACGTTAACCTGACAGCCGAATGCAAGACGGCATTTGCTACTTATCGCCAAGCCCTGCGCGATGCTGACCTTCTGGCTCCTGTCTGGCCGGATGCGCCAGTTGAAGAATGGGTTGCCTAACAATGGATATGTCATTCGGCATTGACACGCTTCTCACCCTAATTGCTGGCGTCTTTGCCATCATTGGCGTTTGGACGAAGTTGAGCAACCGTCTGGCAATTCTAGAAACCAAGCTAGATTTTGGTGATGAGAAGTTTTCGGCTATCGATAAGAAGTTCGATGAGGTGATGACACACCTTCGCCGGATTGAGGACAAGCTAGACAATAAGGCTGACCGATGAGTTTCTTGAACGATTTTGAAAGCAAGGAAGATGGCGTAAACGACACCATCGAGTTTGTGGTCCGTGTGGCGATTGTCACGCTGGCTGCTGTGATCCTTGTTGTGGTGCTGGCTCTCGCTGTCGGCCTGTTCGTGCCGAATGAGATGGTTGACAGCACGGCTATCCTTGAGACGATTAACCCTGCATTCCAGACCGTCATTGGTGCGTTCGTCGGTCTTCTGGGCGGCCTTAGCCTGAACGCCAATGCGCGTGACAAGGAAGAGCCGCTTGAACTTGACGCGCCTGAGCCGGAAGCACCTGCCCCTGCGCCCGTTCCTGCTCCCGCACCAGAGCCTGCGCCGGTTGCCGCTGTGGTCGAAGACGACGATGACGACGACGATATGGCCCCTTGGGAGAAATACCGCAACGATCTGCGCTATGACGCAAACGGCGATGGCGTTGTTGATGAAGACGACTTCCCTGACTGGCGCAACCCGGCGGCATAAATGGCTGACAATCTCTCAACCGTCGAATTGATCGGCCAACTCTGGCCGGTCGTTCTTGCGTTTATCTCTCTGACCATTATCCTCGCCAAGATGGATGTCCGCCTTGGCGTGGTCGAGGAAAAGATCAAGACGCTCTTTGAATTGTGGAACAAGGGACAGGACCGATGAGCCTGATTAACCTACAGAAGAAGATCGGAGTAACGGCAGATGGCGCGTTTGGTCCGGGAACTTTCAAGCGCGGTGCTGCTTACTATAAGCTATCATCAAATCGCGCTGCGCATTTTTTTGCTCAAACGGCGCATGAAAGCGGCAACTTCAAGACGTTCTCAGAGAACCTCAATTACAGCGCCAAGGGGCTTCGCAGCATCTTTGGCAAGTATTTTAAGACCGATCTCGAAGCACGGCTCTACGAGCGGCAGCCGCAGAAGATTGCCAATCGTGTCTATGCAAATCGCATGGGCAACGGACCTGAAGGATCAGGAGACGGATGGAAATTCCGTGGACGCGGCGCGCTCCAGCTGACCGGCAAGGACAACTATCAGGCGTTTGCTAATTATGTTGGCCGCCCAGACGTTATGGACAACCCTGATCTGGTTGCTACTGAACTTTGCTTTGAGAGCGCGCTCTGGTTCTTCGACAAGAACAAGCTGTGGTCGATCTGCGACAAGGGTGTCAACGATGCCGCTATCCTCGCGCTAACCAAGCGCATCAATGGAGGGACGCATGGACTGGATGACCGCAAGGCTAAAACTAAGAAGTATGCTTCTTGGCGCGCTTGAAAGGATAAAGGGCCAATGCTCCCGTTTAATCCGCTTATGGGCTATGTGGCGGCAGGCACTCTTGTTGTTGGCGCAGTCGCCGGTTACAAAGTCCGCGATTGGCAGTGCGATGCCGCATATTCAAAGGCTCTGGAAAAAGCTGAAAAGCAACGTGCAGAAATGCAAAAGGCGGTAGACGATGTTTCGCAGGTTTACGAAGTCGAGCGGGATCAAGCCAATGTCGTGGCAACCGAACGCACCAACACTATTCGTGAAATATACAAAACGGCTCCTGCTGTGCCTGCTGATTGCACTCCTCCTGATGGCATTAGCGGGTTGCTCGAAAGCGGTGTCCGTGACGCCAATGCCGCAGCCTCCGGTAAATCTGGCGTCGAATTGCCCGCTGCTTCCAGCGCCTCCAGCACTGCTGACTGATCCTGACCGGGCTGTCTGGGAAGCCGACATCATTGCGAAATACACTGACTGCAGTGTCAAGCATCGCTTGACGGTAGAGGCTTGGAAGAAGGCATTGGAAGCCAAGTAAGGGAGATTACATTGTGCCAGCACCAACATTCACAGATGAAGAGTTTATCCTAGCGTGGGAGCGAGGTGGCGGCAGTCCTGCAAAGGTTGCGACCATTCTTGGCATCAAAGAGCGTGGTGTCTACTCTCGACGCGAACGACTTGCACAGCGCGGGATCATTCTAAAGAGCGTTCCAATGCAAGGTCCAAGCAAATGGACAGCAGATGATGCAGGACGCGCATATAAGCGGCAGATCGACCTCAACATCGACACAGGCACTGTCATTGCCTTCTCTGACGCACACTGGTGGCCCAATCAGGCCCGGACGGTAGCCAATGAAGCCCTGCTACTGCTGATTGAGGAATTGAAGCCCAGAACAGTGTTTGCAAATGGCGACTTGTTCGATGGTGCGCGGGTCAGCCGTCATGCACCACTTGGCTGGACTGAGTTACCGACAGTCAAAGAGGAATTGGAAGTCTGCCAAGACCGCCTTGATGAGATTGAGCAGCGTCTGCCAAAGGGCTGCCACAAGATTTGGAACGTCGGCAATCATGATGCCCGCTTTGACCGCGCTCTGTGCGTCAACGCTTCGGAATATGATGGCGTGGTGCAACGGCTGGAAGAGAAGTTCAGCCGCTGGGACTTCACATGGTCGACGATGATAAACCAAAACTTGATGGTCAAGCACCGGTATCACAACGGCATCCATGCAACTTACAACAACACCCTGAAATCAGGCCGCAGCATTGTCACCGGCCACCTGCACAGATTGGCTGTGACCCCTTGGGCTGACTATAATGGCCGCCGCTATGGTGTCGACACAGGCACTCTCTCCAATCCGCATGGTCCGCAGTTTGACTATGCTGAAAACAATCCGTCGCCGCACACGTCTGGCTTTGCAGTCCTGACGTTCAAGGACGGCCTTCTCCTTCCTCCTGAGCTATGTGAGGTTATCAATGAAAAGGCATATTTCAGAGGCGAATGTGTATTCGACGGAGCAAGTGAAGATGACAATTTCAGCTATTGAATTTTTAGAGCGGGCCGCTGACTTGATGCTCGAACGGGCGCAGGAATACGATACACCAGAAGGCGAACGCAGCATGGACCGCACGGTTGCGGCTTTCAATGTGCTGACTGGAAACATTCTCAGCGAACAAGACGGTTGGCTCTTTATGCTGCTCTTGAAACTTGCGCGGCAGCAGCAGTCAGATACGTGGCATCAGGATAGTTCTGAGGACGCAATCGCTTATGCGGCGCTCATGGCGGAAGCGTGGCAAAACGCAGACAATGATGATATAGAGGTAATGTTTACGTTCAGCCTTGACGATGAAGAGTAGATATGGCCCTAGTTTCACTACAAATACCGGCAGGCGTTTTTCGCAACGGGACTGAGCTTCAGTCAACCGGGCGCTGGTATGACGTAAACTTAGTTCGTTGGACTGAGGGCGCGATGGAGCCTGTTGGGGGATGGGAACGTCGCGGAAGCGGGACTGTAACTGGCAAGGCTCGTGGCCTAATCACATGGAAGACAAACGCTGGCATTCGCTTCGCTGGGATCGGCACACCATCTAAGCTGTATGCTATGACGCAATCGAGCGGGTTGGTGGATATTACGCCAGTTGGCTTTACGTCGGGGTCTGACGATGCTTCTACGGGCGCTGGCTACGGGATTAGCACTTATAGCACTGGCTATTACGGCACACCTCGCCCTGATGCTGGTTCTGTAACGCCCGCAACGACTTGGAGCTTTGATACTTGGGGCGAATATCTCGTCGGCTGCTCCACATCTGATGGCAAACTATACGAATGGCAGTTGGATGCCTCAACGCCAACTAAGGCCGCTGTAATCACAAATGCGCCAACAAGCTGTCAAGGGCTTCTTGTTACCGCTGAACGCTCAATGTTCGCCTTGGGAGCGTCTGGGAATAGCCGTCGTGTTGCATGGTCTGACCTTGAAAATAACACGATCTGGACAGCGGCATCGACAAACCTTGCTGGCTCCGTTGACCTTCAGACAACAGGCAAGATTATTTGCGCCAAGCGCGTTCGTGGTCAAAACCTGATCCTGACTGACATTGACGCACACGTTCTAACATATGTCGGCCAGCCATTTGTATATTCGGCTGAAATCGCTGGTCGCGCCTGTGGCGTGATCTCTGCAAATGCGGTGGCTGTTCTCGATAACGCTGCTGTGTGGATGGGTCAGCGCGGTTTCCATGTCTTTGATGGTTACGTGAAGCCGCTGCCTTGTGAAGTTTACGATTACGTCTTCAACAACATCAACACGAACCAAATTTCCAAGGTTTACGCTGTCAACAACGCTCAGTTTAATGAGGTTTGGTGGTTCTATCCGTCGGCCAACTCAAATGAGAACGACAGCTATGTTGCGTGGGATTACGTTGAGAACCATTGGACAATCGGCAGCTTGGCCCGCACTTGTGGGACGGACCGCAGCGTCTTCCGCAACCCGATTATGGTCGGGACGAACGGCTATATCTATGACCATGAAGTTGGCTTGAACTACGATAGTTCGCTCCCTTACGCTGAGAGCGGCCCTGTTCAGATCGGCAACGGCGACAACATTATGTATGTCAACGAACTAATCCCTGACGAACGCAATCAAGGCGGTGTCGTGGCGACGTTCAAAACCCGCTACTACCCAAATGCCGAAGAAACGTCTTACGGGCCTTACACGCTGGCAAATCCGACATCAGTTCGCTTCAATGGGCGACAGGTCAAGATGCGGGTAACGACAACCAGCCCGCCGACTGATTGGCGCGTCGGAACACAGCGTCTAAATGCGATTGCTGGGGGTCGTAGGTGAGCCTGAAACTTCCACCACCTCCCAGTGCATATAACGCTGCGTATGAAGCGCAGCGGAACCGCCTTATAGAGCTTTATTCCAACACTCTTTACGAGAAGGGTCAGGACGTTGGCATCTATGCGCCAGCAAAGCTGATTTACGAAGGCTTCTACGGCCAGTTCAAGAAGACGACCAGCGTATCTCCTGCCGCGACGAATACGGCTTACGCAATTACGTTCGACACAACCGAGGAAAGCAACAAAGTTTCAATCGGCTCTCCTGCATCTCGGATTGTTGTAGAGGAAGCTGGCATCTATAATTTCTCAGCCCACTTCACGGTTCTGTCCAACAACGCCAGCGCAAAAACCGTATATTTTTGGTTCAGGAAAAATGGTGTCGATGTGTCCGCAAGCACGTTTCTGTCAACAAGCGACATCAACGGCGGCCATATGGCGTCAGGCAGGGATGACTTCTTTTCCTTGGTTGCGGGCGATTATATTGAATTGATGTGGGCCGCCGATAGCACGAACATTGAGCTTCACGCCTCTGCTGCAACGTCATTTGCCCCATCTGGGCCATCTTGCCTTCTGTCAGTGATGCAAGTGCAGTAGTAATGGTCGAAGAGTTTATGCGCTGCCAGCCGTACATCGAAGCGGCACTGGAATACACCAAGGGGACGCATACGATCCGTGACATCTGGGACGGCATCGCGACTGGTAATTTTCAACTGTGGCCGGGCGAGAAGTCGGCTGTCGTGACTGAGATACAAATCTTCCCGGAGAAGAAGGTGATGCACATCTTTTTGGCTGGTGGGGACTTGGATGAGCTTCTCGTTATGGAGAAGTCGGTAAGAGCGTTTGCTGAAAGTATTGGCTGTAATTCGATGTCAATATCTGGTAGACGAGGTTGGGTTAAGATTTTCGCGGGCGATGGGTGGCAAGAGGTTTGCACGACAATCGCTAAGGAGCTTTAAGTATGTCTAAGGGCGGTCAGACTGCAACGCAGCAAACGACGCAGCAGCTAAACCCATTTGTTCAGGATTTGCTGACCCGTGGCTTTGGTGCCGCGCAGCAAGTGTCCTCGATCCCGTATCAGGCTTATCAAGGGCCGCGTATTGCTCAGTTCCGCCCGCAGGAACAGCAGGCTTTTGGAATGGCTGAACAGGCTGTTGCTAACCGTGTAGGCGCTCCTCAACTTGAACAGGCAACACAGGCTGCACAGCGCGCCGCTGGTTACTCTCCTGCCCAGTTCCAGACTGACGTTAAGGGCTTTATGTCTCCGTATCAGGAGAACGTGGTCGATGCCACGATGCGCCGCCTTGCTCAGTCCCGTGCAGAGCGTGATGCAGCAACGAAGGCTTCTCTGGCAGCCTCTCGTGCATTTGGCAACGAGCGCCGTGGCGTCTATGAAGCGCAACTTGCTGGCGAACAGGATTTGAACACTGCTCAGACGCTGGCGAACCTCTATCAGCAGGGCTACGGTCAGGCTGCAGGTCTGGCCTCCAATCTTCCAACGCAGCAGCTTGCGGGTGCATCGCAGTTGGCAGGATTTGGCACACAGGCACTGTCTCAGGAACAGGCACGTCAGCAGATGCTTGCGGGCGTCGGTCAGGCTCAGCGCGGTATGGCCCAGCAGAACCTCGATCTGGCGTATCAGGACTTCCTTGCACAGCGCGGCTATCCAGTTGAGCAGCTTAAAATCCTGCAGTCCGGCATTAGCGGCGTTCCTGCTACGACATCCTCGACCACAACGGCCACACAGCCGGGTCAGGGCTTCCTCGGCACTGCGGGCGACATTCTTGGTGTTGCTGGCGCTGCTAAGTCACTGTTTGAACCGTCGAACGCAAATCTTCTCAAGAGCATTCTGGGGCTTTAATTATGGCATATAACCCATTTACATGGAAGCCGGGGCAGCCTGTCCCAAGTGATATTTCTGGCGCTGCTCCAGAGGCTCCATCTTCTGGCAGTGCAGACCTAACCAATCGCCTCTTGCAGATCATGAGCGGCAATCTTGGCGGGACGCTCAGTGGTGGTGAAAAGCTGTCAGCACTTGGCGCGCTGCTCAAGTCTGTTTCCCGTGGGAGCCAGACCAGCCCACAGCAGGTCATGCAGGGCATCCAGCAGCAGAAGTTGCAGCAAGTTCAGGGCGCACTGCAAGTTCAGGAGCTTCGCAAGGCCGCACAGCGTCAGGCGCAGGCCGAACAATACCGCCAAGAATTGATTAGCGCAGAGACTGATCCACGAAGAAAGCAGTTTCTTCAGGTCGCGGATATGGACACAATTAATAAAATTGCTGCTGACCAGTTTAAGTCGAGAGGCTTGGGCCAATGGTCTGAGGAGCTTAGAAGATTTGTTCCAGAAGATAGGCCGGTTCCAACTCGCTCTGGAAAAATGAGCGACGGCAGCACCGTCACTGAATATTCTAATGGCGATAAAGTTGTGAGCTATCGCGATGGAACGCAGCGTCGTTTTGATGTAGAAGGAAACCCAATAAATGCCTGATCGTCTTGATCTTGGGGCAATCCAATGGGATCAGCCTCCTGTCTCCACAGAAAAAACTCCGGGTTTTCGTGGTGATGTTGCTCGCGCTGAAGCAACTGCAACTGAAACTGTAAAAGCTGGTTTGAAGCCAAGCACTGAGGCGTCCACTGCCGCAGCGACTGCTAAAATTCCTACGCAGCAGATTTATCAGGAATTGACAGCCGACCTGTCGATTACAAAATCAATTCAAAGCCAGATCAATCGGGTCAAGGAGCTTTATAATAAGTCAATGAAGGGCCAAGAGCCGTGGCGCGTTGCGCGGGAATATTTTCCCGGAGCGTTCAAGGCCGACCCTATTGCAAATGACGTGCGCCGTTTCACAACTGCAGCCAGCCAACTTTATAGCCTTGGCTCTCGCCTAACTCGCGTTGCTGGAGAGGGCGCTCAGGATCGCATGGAGTTTGCCCAAAAACTTGAGGCATTTAAGCCTTCTGCGGACGATAGTGACAGTGTTATCGAAGAAAAAGTTTTGGGCCTTGAAAACCTTGTAAATGACAGGGTTGGCTATCTTCAGGGCCGCATTGGCGATGTGAAACCCGGAACACCAAAGATTAATCAAGCAAAGGCGATGATGGGCATGAAGGCCCCGAAAACGCTTTATTTTGATAAGAATGGAAACCGCATCAAATGACGACGAGAGCAGTCCTCCCAGACGGAACAGTTCTTGAGTTTGCGGAGGGAATTGACCCGCAAGTTATTGATTATGTTGTGAAAAAGCAGCTTGGGGTTATTTCAGAAGAAACCCCATTGCCTGAAAAAAGCGATAGCATTTCTCAGGGCGTTGTTCTCGGCGCAAGGGAGCCTTTGGATATTTTGGCGGCGCGTCTTGAGCAGTCACAACTCCCCGGCGTTGCTGGAATTAATCGCCTTGGCGCGGCCCTTGGGCTGCCGTCTGCGACGGAGACATTGACGCAAACTGACCTTGAGCGTGGCAGAAATACGTCAACTGTTGGGCAGGTGATTGGCAATGTTGGTGGTACGGCGGCCATGCTTCCAGTCAGGGCTGTGACCGCCCCTGCAACCATAGCGCAGGCCGCTGTTGGTGGAGGACTTTCTAGTGCGCTTTTATCACGCGCAAATGAGCTACCTGAGTTTCTGTCGGATGTCGGCTCCGGGGCTGCATTTGGTGGGGCGCTGCAGCCTGCTGCAAACTTGGTTGGAAACTTTATTGCTCCAGAAGCCTCTAACGCTCTTAAGTCGCTTCTGCGGGAGAACATTTATCCCACTATTGGAATGATAGCGCGGGAGGGTAACACTATCGCTGGGCGCGGAGTTTCTCTCCTTGAGGAGGCTGCGACTAACATTCCTGTTGTTGGGGATTTGATCCAACTCTCCCGTGAGGGAACAATTAATGAGTACGGCCAAGCAGCATTAAATCGCGCCGCAAAGGCTATTGGAAAGACCGTTCCGAAGGAATTGAGTGGTGAAGAGGCTGTTGGCTGGGTAAAGAAGGAACTTAGCAACGCATATAACAATCTTGTCCCGTCGCTCAATTTTAGCGTCACGAGCAAGTTTGTTAACGATGCTGGAGATGTGCTGAAAAGTTTGAACATCCCATCAAGCCGAACAGAACTCATCAATGATTGGAATGCTGCCTTCAAGGATAACATTTCAAATCTGATGGATGCCAGCGGCGAGATTAATGGCCAGAATTTGCAAGCTGCTGTTAGCAATCTTGGTGACCTCGGAAGCACAATGATGAAGGACACAGACCCCTTCAGGCGTCGAATTGGTGTTGGCGTGATGAAGTTGCGTGGCAAATTACTCGACAATCTGGCAGCCCAAAACCCGGCAAAGGCAAAAGAGCTAAGAAACCTCAATAAGGGATGGGCGCAGGAAATTCGCTTGCAGAAAGCGACTGCTGGGGCTGGTGGGGCTTTGACACCGCAGTCTCTTGATAGGGCTGTGGCATCATTCGCAAAAGGGCAGCGTCAAGGTCCATTGGCTGATCTTGCGAGGGCTGGCCGTCTCCTCCCATCGCGTTTGCCAGATAGTGGCACGTCTGGCCGTTTGCTGCGTAACTCAGCCATTCTTGGGGCGGTTGGATCGTTGGGCGCTGTTGGCAACGAAATCGCTCAGAACATGGGATATGAGGGAGTTGATATTTCACCCTCTCAGTTGTCGGCGATTGCGCTGATTGCTGCTCCGTACACCCCCGCAGGACGCAAGGCGATTGCTAAAATTCTTGGCCGTACCCCAAGTAAGCCAGCCCAAATGCTTGGGACGGCATGGCGTGGCGCTGTTTCTCCGGCAACATCGTCCGCACTAATATCTCAGCCAGAGCAGGGTCTTGGAAATCGTCCTTCGATGCTGACCCCTGAGCAGCAGGCGCTTGTCAACATTTATGCTGGTGGCCGCTAATGTCTGATGCAGTCAACCTCGTTAAGTCGCTGTTTCCTACGGCACGGGTAACTAGCACCAAGCGTTCACCGACAAGTGCGCTTGGCCGCAAGAACCCGCGTTCGTATCACAACATCGGCAGGGCAATTGACATCGCTCCGATCCCCGGCGTGAAGTTCAAGGATTACCTAAGTTCTGTCAGAGGGGCTTTTAAAGACGCTGGGATTGATATTGTTGAGGCGCTTGAAGAGGTCGGCAAGGGCCGCTCTAAACACGCCACAGGTGATCACTGGCACATTGCCTATTCGGCACCAAAGGCTCCAAAGCCTGCCGTGAAAGCTCCTGAGACGGTCAACATTGCCCCCGCAGAGGCAAAAGGCGTCGACATCCCTGAAGCGCCTGATTTTGACGTTGAAGGCGCTACAGAAGAGAACTTCGCATCTCTGCTGGCGAAGATCGGCACGGGTAGCAAAAAGAAGCGTAAACCCAAAAACAAGCTGCCCGGTATCTTGGATGGATTGCTCTAATGGCTAAGAAGGCACCCAAAGAACAGGCTTGGCAGCCACAGCAGCGCAAGAAGCGCCGTCATTCCCCTGCTGGGTTGCGTCATCGTAAGAAGTTGGGTCCGCGTTCGCACATGAGATAACGGGAGCAGTTATTAGCTGCCCCCGTCCCCTCACTCATCGTCAATAGCGTTAACAGGCCGCTCTGGCTCTCGCTCCTCTGGCAGCTTTGGGTAAGGCCCACCAGCGTTGACAAGTTCCTTCACGGCATTCTGGACCGCTTCTCCACGGTCCCACTGCCCGCCAATGATGCCGCGATACACAACAGAGCCTGTGCGATAGGCTTTTGCGACAATCTCACGGGCCATTGGTAGCAATGCGCTCATGTCATCCTCCATCCTCAAAACGGCAAGTCCGTGTCATCAAGATCAGGCTGATAGCCATTCTGCTTGGCCGTATCGTGCGCCGTCGGCTGCTTGGCATTGTCAGCGCGTGACATAAACTCAACTTCGTCGACTGACACGTTGAATTGCGCCTTGCCTTCATACTCACCGATAGCCAGCGACCCAACTGCAGTGACCTTTACGCCCTTGAGCAGATAGGGCTGCAATGACCGGGCGCGCTTGCCCCAGAGAGAGCAACGGAACCAGTTGGTCGTCTTCTTGTCGCCAAAGCCTTGTGAGACGCCAACAGGGAACGTCAGAACCTCGTCACCTCCCTGTGTGGCTTTAAGCTCTGCATCGCGGCCCAGAGCGCCTGTAATGAACACTTTCTGCATCTTACATTCCCAACGCTGCGGTGTAGGTGTCCAGAACGGCTTCCCATTCCTGACGCTCGTGGGTTTCCATCGCCCGCAGCTTGATGATCTGACGCATAATCTTGGCGTCATAACCCCGTGCCTTGGCTTCGGAATACACATCGCGGATGTCGTCCGAAATGCCTTTCTTTTCTGTTTCAAGATTTTCAATACGCTCAATCAAAAGCCGAAGTTCGTCGGCTGCAACCATGTTACTCATAATTATCATAACTCCATTGGACGCCGTGCATTGTTCCATACGCGGCGATGCTTTCGATAAGGTCTGACATCTGAGCCTTGGTCAGCTTGGAGGAGTGAAACCCAATGGGGAATGGCCTCCCGTCCAAGCCGTTTTCAAATGCCACTTCGTGACCACAGGCGGCCATAAAAATGCACTTCCAAACTTCTGGGATATGCACTCGGCCTTCGGGCTTTGCTCTGCTTACGTCAGAGATCATCGCCCACATTTTTGCGTTCTGGTCGTCGCTTCTGCGCTCAGGGCTGATCCGCACGACGGCATTATCCGGCGCTTTGTCGATCAGTTGTTTGGAAAGTTCCCTTTGGTATTTTCCCCGCAGGTGGACAACCTGTGTCATTTTCTAATCTCCTTCTCTGGTTTCTAACTTCTGCCGATGCGGGCTGGCTTTGAAAAACTCCATCGCCAGCGCCTTCATATCAATACCGTGGCACTTTTCAAATGTTTCTTCTCCCTGCTGGTGCTGTTGAGCGTGGCAGGATTTGCACAGGCTGATTGTCCATCTGTCGCTGGGTTTGATGCCCATTCCGCCATCTGTTCCCCGGCGAACGTGTGCGACTTCGATTGCCTCAGTCGATCCGCAGGCCGAACAAGCGAAACCCCGTACCCAAGAGCGATGTGCTGGGCTTCTCTTGCCACGCTCAGCCTTATCAGACTTGGACTTAATGCGTTGTGGAAGTGCCATTCATTTTCTCCATCCGGCGCATATGCCAATGAACCTCAGATGCGGCCTGCGTTTCCTCGTAAAGTTTTTGTGCCTCAAAGATAACGTCTTGCAAAAAGTCCAACTGGAACACGAAGTTTTCAGCCTTCAGGTTTTCAATGTCCGCCTTACTCGGCTTTGCCTCTTCTCCGCGCATCGTCCATTTGAATGTCAATTTAGCCATTCGCCAGTTCCTTCAAAACATACCGCGCCACTCGACGCTCCTCGCCATAGCGGTCGATCACATAGTTCCAGTCCGTCTGGATTTTATGGCCGTCATCACGCAGGTCTTTGACCCGTGCTGCCAGACGCATAATGCCCAATTCCTTCATGGCCTCAAATGGTCCGATTGGAGCTTTCTTCAGCCAGCCCAAAACCATCTCATTCTGTGTCATGTCAAAACCTCTCGTTTAGGTCAGCAATCTCCTGCTCGACCTCTTCCAGAAATTCAGCAACCTTTGTCTCAAGAGCAAGGATTGCATCATCGTCGCGCTCAACCCGCTTCACGAAAAGCTGCAGGTTCTCAGGCAGGCGAGGGTCAAACGAAACGAAGTCGCACCACTTCCGGTCAGTGCAGCGCATCTGCCAGAGCATCTGGTTCATATATTTGGTAGGAACCTTCTGCGACTTCAGTGTCTCAATGTGTGTGGTGGTATTGGGGCACTTAATCTCAATCAGGCCATCATCGTCGACAAGGCCATCCGGGCTGGCGTGAGTGTGCTTGAGCGTCGGATGCAGGGCGATGCCCATCTCCTCCACAAACGTCCCAGTGGCCGCCTCATAGGCTTTTCTGGCGTTATCCTCCTGCTCTACGCCCCACAACTTAGCAGCGTTTTGGAAACCCTCTGAGGGAAGCCCTGTCAGCCTCTCAGCGATGATCTTGTTCTTCAGGTTCTCTCTGGACGCTCCCCAGCCGCTTTTGGTGGTGGCAAGCGCCTCGTTAAGCTGGCTTGCGCCAAGTGATCCGCAGCGGGCGGCGAACCATTCAGGTGATCTCTGCTCCATCCTCTTATCCCTTCTTCTTCTCAAGTACGCCAGTGACGTATTCGTATTGCTCTTGCGTCATTTGCTTGAGGCTGTTGACCTTGAGCTTTTTGCAGATGGCGGCAACGTCGCTTTGGGTGGCGTCCACCAAGTCCTGAATTTTCTCAAGCTGGTCTGCGCTGATCGGCTGTGGCGCTGCGGTCTCAATTGGCTTGGATGCGTCGATTGCGTCATGCTCCACAATCTCAAGCGCAATCATATAGAGGTAACGGCGCTGGTATGTCTCAACCGCGCCAAGGTTCTGAATGGGGTGCGTCCCCTTGAGGTTGGCCTCCGCCATCGGGCTGGTGAACGTGATCGTGTCGCCATTTTCTGTATCTACAATAATTAACGTTGCGACATCCGCCGTGAACGAAACCATCGAGCAAAGGCCATATGTTTCAAACACTTGGAGCGCAGGGATCAGGAAGTCGCCCAGCTCGAAATAGCTGTAGCCTGCGAACGAGTTTTTGCCGGACTTTTTGAGCGGCATCTGGTGGAAGGCTGCGCGGGCAGCGTTGAGCTTTGCGTAAATGGTCATCAGTTTAATTCCCCTGCTGTGTTTAAACGGTTGCGCAAGTCATTTGCGACTTCTGGGTGGCGGTCTGCGAGGTTTGCCAAAAGGGCCATCAAATACCCCAGCTTAAATGAGCATCTATCGCCATAAGGGCTGGAGACTTTTTCGTCCAAGATTGCGGTGATGATCTGGTGGTTATCCATTAGAAGTTCCAAGGCTGTGCGTTGAGTGTCTGGGCGAGTTTGCGGGCTTCGCGCTTGCCAGTGACTGGGTAGCCATTGACGTACTCGCGGCGACCATTCTCAATCTTGGTGATCCAGAGCATCGGAGCGATGCGCGTTGTGCCGTTGGTATATTCTGCTGCAATCATTTCTAAGTTCCCTTCGTTGCTAACAGGACCAACATACAGCCGTCATCGAACAATGCAATAGGAAAAATTGCGTTGACAATATAATTTTTTAGATCGTATGAGGGGCTTCCAACAAGGAGAACGAAGTGCATATCAAGGTAAGGGAATTACTCGCTAAGGCCGCGTTTCACGGCATCACACGGTCAGCCATCGCCGCGCAGGCAAAGCTGGCTCCGACGATTTTCACCAATTGGAAAAAGGTAACGCCCCGGCTGGACACTCTTGACCGGGCAACCAAAGCTCTTGATGATCTGATTAAATTGCAGGAGCTTACAGGTGAAAAAGTGGAAAGCTAAGAAGGCGTATTGCACCAGCGGTCACAAGCACGACAGCATTTCAGAAGCCAAGAGGTGCGATGAATTGCACGTTATGCTGGCCGCTGGTGAGATTGAGGACCTGATCGTCTGGCCGCAGTTTTGGTTTGTTATCAATGGCATACAGGTCAAGCACGATAACGGCAGACGGTTGGGTTATCTGGCAGATTTCGGCTACGTGCAGCACGGCAGGGAAGTGGTCGAAGATGTGAAGGGGTCTAAGGCTGTCGACAGCAGGGACTGGCCGATCCGCAAGGCTCTGTTCAAAGCCCTGTTTCCAACACACGATCTGCGGGAGATAAGGCCGGGGAGCGTAAGGAAGGGAGTACTCCGCTCAACCCGGCCACGTCAGCTACCCAACGCAGATGAATAATATAGAAAACGGAAGGAAAGCACAAATGATTAGAATAACCACGAACAGGAAGCGTGACACTCCGCTTCCCCGTCCGCCACGTAGGGAGATTTTATCGGTGCCAGCCCCAGTGCAGGTGCCTGTATATACTAGCCACAAGATGGACGACATCAAGCGGCGCATTTTCCAGAAGCACGGAGTTTCTGTGCGGGATATGTTTCAACGGTCACGGGTGAAAAACATTGTCGCAGCGCGCAGGGACTTCATCAAGCTGCTGCATCACGAACTGCGCTGGAACCCTGATCGGATCGCCGCGCACTTGCAGATGGACCGTTCGACCATCAATCATCACTTGGGTCTGCGGCGCACATCCAAGGTCGAATATGGCGCTTTAAACGACGATTGAGATGTGTTATGAAGGCGGGCGAGGATGGAGTTGACGCTCCCTTCCCCGCCCTACACTGCCACGAGGAGAAAATGGCAATGATAATGAGATTGTCTAACGCTGCGTATTGCGCTCTGCAAGTTATCGGAGGCGATGATGCACAGTTTTGATCCAAACATCGCAAAATTGGTTGGCGTGAATGCCGCCGTGATCCATCAGAACATTGTCTGGTGGACGCAAAAGAATGCCGCCAATAGCAAGCATTTTTACGATGGCCGCTATTGGACATATAACAGCATCACCGCCTTTGATGACCTGTTTCCATACCTAACGAAAGCGCAGATCAGATCGGCCCTGCTGAAGCTGGAAGATGCTGGCCTCATTGTGTGCGGCAATTATAACAAGTCCGCATATGATAGGACGAAATGGTATTCTCCAAACGAGCAACTCCATTTGTCAAATTTAGCAAATGGATTTGAGCAGGATGACGAACCTATACCAGTTGATAAACCAGTTGGTAAACCAGATAAGGATATGTCATCTGACGATGACCTGACCGTCAACGATGTTGTTGAGGCTTGGAATGATCTCGCTGTTGACCGTGGGCTGCCAAAAGTATCAAAGGTAACGGAAGCACGTAGACGACAGGTGCAAGCACGGATTAAGGAATATCCAGACGCAGGTGATTGGTCCAAGGCGCTGTCAGCCATCGACAAATCTAAGTTCCTGTGCGGAGACAACGACAGGGGCTGGCGGGCAAACTTCGACTTCCTGCTGCAGCCTAGCACGTTTGTGAAGTTGCTTGAAGGGACATATGACCGATGAGGTATGGCAGCGTTTGCAGCGGCATTGAGGCCGCGACCGCAGCTTGGCATCCTCTTGGCTGGGAGCCTGCTTTCTTCAGTGAGATTGAGCCATTTCCTCGTGCCGTCCTATCTCACCATTACCCAGATGTCCCATTGCATGGCGACTTCACAACAATTCAGGAAAATGAATATGGACCAATTGACCTTCTTGTCGGAGGAACGCCCTGCCAGTCCTTCTCAGTCGCTGGCCTCAGAGGAGGTTTGGGCGATGACCGTGGCAACTTGGCGCTTGAGTTTCTTAGGCTTGCTGACAGAACACGGCCCAGATGGGTGGTTTGGGAGAACGTCCCCGGCGTCTTGTCATCAAACGGAGGACGGGACTTTGGTTCCATTCTCGGGGGCTTGGTCGAACTCGGGTATGGGTTCGCCTACAGAGTGCTTGACGCTCAATACTTCGGAGTGGCCCAGAGGCGCCGCCGTGTGTTCGTTGTCGGATGTCTTGGAGACGCAGCCAGTGCCGCAGCGGTTCTTTTTGAGCGCCACAGCCTGCAAGGGCATTCTTCGCCGCGCAGACAGGAGAGGGAAGAAGTTGCCGGACGCCCTGCAGCAGTCACTGCAAAGCGTGGCGGAGCGGAATGCTGGCATCGAGATATAGTTGGCCCATTAACAGCCGGTATGAGCAAAGGGCCGCGTGGAACAGAAGCTGCAGAGAGCGGCCACGTTGTCACTGTCGGCACCTTGAGAACGCGACGCCCCGGTGAGGGAGGTGTTCAAGGCGACTTCGATCACATTGTTCCAGTCGTCAGCCCTGCCTTAAACACGCAGAGTGGATCACATCATGCGCCGGACACGAAAGCGTATGTAGCCTCGTCGGATTGTGTGCGCCGTTTAACGCCCATCGAATGTGAACGTCTACAAGGCTTTCCTGACAATTTCACCTGCATTCCTTGGCGCAACAAATTAGAAGGTGATTGCCCAGATGGCCCGCGTTATAAGGTTTTAGGAAATTCAATGGCCGTCCCAGTCATGCGCTGGATCGGTGAACGCATTCAGAAAGTGGAACAGATCAATGACCGATAAGAAAATCACACGCACGGCAGGTGGCACCGCCCACACTGCACCGACACACTTTGACGACTATGTAGACTGGATTAACCAAAACATGAAAACCGTGAAGGCCATAATTCACAAAGATGAGAATGGTCGCCGCTTCTTCGACTTGGTGAGCAAGTGATGGCACAGGGAACACCACTCCGGGCAAAGCACGTCGACGTGATCCACCGCGACCTTGTTTGGCTTGAAATGCAGAAGCAGGCAATTGCCGCACGGCATGGCATCACGCTGGAAACGCTGGACAAGATTGACAAGCTGCGGCGGAAGAATGCCGTATAACATTGGGCGAAAGCCTCCGCATGAGTTCATCGACATCAAGTTTCGAAATGGGCAAGTGCGGAGGAACGTCAAGACTGAGAACTGGCGCTTCCGGGCATGGGACTTCGAAAGCGAATGGGATATTGAGTTTTGGCAAAAATCGACAGAGGGTGAAAAAAAATAGCATTTAGGTATTGACCAGTGCGATTTAGGTCGTAAGATGGGCTGCATAGAAACGAAGGGAGTTTAGAAATGTCACGCATATATGGAGACCCCGGCGACATCAGGGTTTTTAAGCCAGACAGCATCGACCTTGCCATGCGGCGCGGTTACGGTGCAGGACAGCACGGAGGAGAAAACCCTTACGAGGTTGGAACGCCAGAGCATGATACGTTCGAGCATTACAAGGCAAAGATGCAGGAATATCAAGCGGCAAAGGCTGCCAATGGCGGCAACATTCCGGAGGGCTGGTGATGGGAGAGTATCAAATGACACGCAGCGAAATGATCTGGACGATGGCACTCACATTCATGATGGGCTTCATCTGCACGGTAGCCTTGGTGAAGGAGCTTAGCCTGTGATTAGCTATAGAGACTATCTGGCGCTCAAGGGCATCAAGCCAATCGTGATTGAGCGGACCATCAAGCAGAAGGGCGATAAGATCATCGTCTCAAGCTACAAGCCTGCGGAGATTGCCCGATGAACGGCTTCATGACGCGCTTGCCTGCCCGCATTCAGTCGAGCAAGCTGCCCAGCAAAGAGAGCGATGCTCAGTATTTTGCAAGGCTGGTGGAAGGCTCAAGGGAACTGGCGAAGGCCATTCTTCAAACCAAAAAGCTACACGGCCCGATGACTAAGGAAGAGCAGATCGAACTGGTCGCATGGGCCTATGACGTGAAGATCACGGTTGTATGAAAGGGAGAGAGATGCAGCAATTCATAGACATAATCATAGCGACTTTGGCGCTTGGCGCACTCGCTACCGCACTGGCATTCTGTGCGCGGGTTGGCTGGGCATTGGGGAGCAAGGTAATATGATTGAGATTTACGCCATCGGAGGGTTCGTGCTGGGCGCGGCCACTAGTTATGCCATCGCTAACGCAGGGATGAAGCGCAGGCTTGAGGAACTGCAGAGCGAGTACGACACGCTCGTTGACCGCGACCCAAAGACCGGGCGCTTTGTTAAGTCTATGCGACAGTTGAAGAGGGATTGACGTGACAATTCACTATCATGGGACGCCGATAACGCCAACATCAGTGATGCTGGAATTATCTGGACGTCACTTTTGTGTGTCTCACGCAGCGCCGCAACAGGTGAAACTTTGCCACGAGATCGGCCAGTCTGTTATGCTCGACAACGGAGCGTTTACAGCTTGGAAGCAGGGTAAGCCGACAGACTGGGCAAAGTATTATGATTGGTGCGATGTTTGGCTTGATTGCCCGACGACATGGGCGGTCATTCCAGATGTCATCAACGCAGGCTCAGCGCCACAAGATGACCTGATTAGCCAATGGCCGCACGGAGATCGCGGAGCACCTGTCTGGCATATGGATGAACCGATTAGTCGATTGCTTCGCTTATGCGATGAGTGGCCGCGCATCTGCATCGGATCATCTGGAGAGTATGCTCAACTTCTGACAGCCAAGTGGGAAGCCCGGATGGATGACGCTTGGGAGCAAATTTCTATACGCCATTCTAGAACTCCCAATATTCATATGCTTCGTGGAATGCAGATGAGCCGTCAGCGTTGGCCTTTTGCGTCTGTTGACAGCACTGACATCGCCAGAAATCATCATTGCGATGGACGGCCAAAATCCCGCGCAGAACGATGGGATGCTGCTCAATGTCCTATGAAATACACTGCACGGCCACGGCAATTGGAATTGGCATAATGAGACGGGAGTGGACCACAAAACAGGTTGGAGAATTGAAAATCTTATATAAAAGCGGACTTAGCAGAACGCAGTGTGCGGAGGCGCTGGGGCTTCCAAAAAGCACGGTTAAATCAGCCATATGCCGCTTTAATCTATATAGGAATGACAAGGTGAAGAAGTGTCTTACGCTAACAGGCGCATCTGCAATTCTTTGTGCAGCGCATAAAGGGCATGGGTATGGCATTCACGGTCACACATGGGAGGTGACTGTGTGGCGCAAGGATAATGGAACCAGCGCAGAGGACTTGCAATCAGAACTTCAAACACTGCTCTCCGAAGTGGATCATCGTGAACTGCCTGAAGAGCTTATCCGGGGAGAGGCTGTCGCCAGATGGGTTGGCACAAAAATGAACGCGCATTCCGTCGAAGTCCGTCGACCATTGGAGCGAATTTACGCACGATGGGAGAACAGGTCATAACCTCCTGCTTTGACAAAACATGGCCGAAAGCCTAAATAGCATTTCAGGCGGAACGGGAGTATAAGCCTGATATGACATTGACATTTAAACAGGAAGCATTCGCTCAAGGCATCGCTGACGGTCTCGACCAAGCAAGCGCATATCGTGCTGCTTATGACGCAGAAGGCATGGCTGATAACACCATTTATGCTCGCGCTTCTGAGCTTGTCCGAAACAGTAAGGTGGCGGATAGGATCGCTGAACTAAAAGGCGCTCTTGCTGAGAAGGTTCTATGGACCCGTGAGATGTCTGTAAGGGCGCTCAAGGAAACATACGAAACAGGCGCGGGAAGCGTTAAGGTTGCAGCCGTCAAAGAGTTGAATGCAATGCACGGCTACAACGAGCCATCTAAGCTCCACGTCCAAGGAAACATCGGTATTGTGCATTATCCCGGCTTGGATGATGACACAGACGATTGACCTAATCAGTCCGTATAGAGCGCGGGAACAGTTTCTCCCGCTCCACAAGCGTAAAACACGATGGATGATTACCGTTGCACATCGTCGTGCCGGTAAGACTGTTGCCTGCGTCAATGAGATTGTGCGTCGTGCGCTTGCTTGCAAACTCAGCAGCCCGCGCTTTGCTTACATCGCGCCGCAGCTTAACCAAGCCAAAGACATCGCTTGGACGTATATCAAGGAAGCTGTTGCCTTCCTTCCGGGCGTCAAGATTAATGAGAGCGAACTATGGGTAGAGTTGCCCAACAAGGCCCGCATCCGGGTTTATGGCGCTGACAATCCCGATCGACTTCGTGGTATCTATCTTGATGGCGTTGTCCTCGACGAATTTGGGGACATGAACCCAACAGTCTGGACGCAGGTAATCCGCCCAGCATTGTCTGACCGTAAGGGTTGGGCCATCTTCATTGGTACGCCCAAGGGCAAGAACGTCTTCTTTGACTTGTGGCAGAACGCAGAGGAGGACGAAGACTGGTCGCGTCTGATGCTCAAGGCTTCTGAGACAGGGCTGCTGGACGACAAGGAACTTTGCGACGCTCGACGGATGATGAGCGAGGACGAATACGCACAGGAATACGAGTGCAGCTTCGAAGCCGCTGTTCGTGGAGCGTATTACGGCAAAGAGTTTAGCGAGATGGAAGCCTCCAATCGCATCACAAGCGTTCCGTATGACCCAGCCCTTCCAGTGCATACCGCATGGGACTTGGGTATGTCTGACAGCACGGTGATCTGGTTCGTCCAAGCGCATGGCGGCGAGACACGCTGGATCGACTGCCTGAAGGGTGAGGGAGTTGCGCTCGACTGGTATGTCAAGCAGCTACAGGATAAGCCCTACGTCTGGGGCAATCACTATCTCCCGCATGACGTGCGCGTCCGTGAACTGGGGACAGGCAAGAGCCGCCTTGAAGTGCTGAGTGAACTTGGGCTTCGTAACATCGAAGTGGCACCGCGCATGGACATCATGGACGGCATTCAGGCTCTGCGTATGCTTTTGCCGCGCTCTTGGTTTGATAAGACGGCTTGCAAGACTGGCATCGAAGCCCTTCGGATGTATCGTCGCAACTATGACGAAAAGCGCCAAGAGTTTCAGACGCATCCGTTCCATGACTGGACCAGCCACTACGCAGACGCGGCCAGATACTTTGCCATAGCGCACAGAGAGCAAATGGGTTATACGCCTATCAGGCGAAATATACGTGGTATCGTTTAATGAAGTCTCCTGCATGGCAGCGCAAGGAAGGGAAGTCGGCATCTGGTGGCTTGAACGCCAAAGGTCGTGCGTCTGCCAAAGCGGAAGGAATGAACCTGAAAGCGCCGGTTAAGTCGGGCGACAATCCACGGAGGGCGTCATTCTTAGCACGTATGGGTGGAATGCCGGGGCCGGAGCGTGACGAGAAGGGCCGACCAACTCGCCTCCTCCTATCGCTGCAAGCATGGGGTGCGTCATCTAAAGCAGACGCGAAAGCCAAGTCCAAAGCCATCTCCGCTCGAAACAAGGGGAAGTCCAAGTGAAGACGGGTCTCTATGCGAATATCGCGGCCAAGCGGGAACGGATCAAAGCTGGCTCTGGTGAGAAAATGCGCAAGCCCGGAACTAAGGGCGCTCCTACTGCTGCCGCTTTCAAGGCTGCTGCAAAAACTGCTAAGAATGCCAAACCGAAAGGAAAATGAGATGAAGAAGCTGGACGGCGCTACCCGCTCCAATTTCTTCCGGTCTTAATTGCATGGATGGTTGATATGGATACCCCGCAGCCGCGAGCAATTTCAGATAAGCTAACGCCTCTCTCAATCAGCATCGTAACAGCTAAAACACCAGCGTTCGTGAACAGCGCTCGCCCATTATTCTCTTTTGCGCAAGACCCGTGCGCAATTGTGTCAGCAACATTCTCTTCCTTCGTTCCATAGGCTAAATTTGAGACGTGATTATTCCTCCTGTCCCCATCAAGGTGCCTAATGATGCAGCCGTCTGGCCGAGGCCCGATGAAAACTTGCGCAACGAGGCGGTGGATATAAAAGGATTTTTGAGATTTATGTTCGGGTAGTTTTTTGGCGCTAAAACTTGTATAGTGAGTTGTGGTATTAAGTTTTCGAGGAAACCGCTCGCCATCCTTGATTGAGTTAACCTTACCAAAGTTGCTAATTTCGTATATACCCTCATAACCGGGAACTGGCTTCCAAACTTCAGGTGATGTCATGGCAAAATCTCCTACTAAGGCAGAGAAGAAGATAGCAAAAGTTTATAGAGAATACAAGGCGGGAAAGTTGCATAGCGGCGGCAAGTCAGGCCCGCTTGTAAAGAGCCGCAAGCAGGCTATTGCGATTGCTCTGTCCGAAGCTGGCAAGTCGAAAAAGAAGTAAGGCAAAACTATGGCATATCGGAAGAACGCAAAGCCGTCTGACACGGAAATGGAAATGGCGCTCGACAGCGGAATTGAGATCAGTGCCGAAATGCCTGAAGATGAAGCCATGACCGATGAGCAGCTGCAGAGCATTGTTGCTGGCGAGATCGACGACGCTCAAGCCTACATTGATGACGTTATTTCTCCTGCCCGTGCAGAGGCTGGTCAGTATTACAAGGGCGAACCATTTGGCAACGAAGAGGAAGGCCGCTCTCAGGTCGTCTCAATGGACGTGCGCGATACCGTGCAGGCCATTATGCCATCCATTATGCGGGTGTTCTTCGGCTCTTCGACAGTGGTTGAATATGCTCCGAATGGCCCGGAGGACGTTGAAAACGCAGAGCAGGCAACGGATTATGTCAACTACTGCCTGACACGCGACAACAACCTGTTCTCGCACTGCTATTCCATGTTCAAGGACGCGCTTGTCCGCATGAACGGCTTTGGTAAGGTTTGGTGGGATGAGACGGAAACCGTCAAGACCTATGAAATCGAAGGCATTGATGAGAACGGCTATATGGTTCTCATGTCTGACCCGGAGGTTGAACTCCGTGAGGTTGAGGTTGAATACTCCGAAACGGAGTTCATGACGCCTGAAGGCATTGCAACCGTTGTTCAGACGCCAGTTTATAGCGTCACTGTCGTGCGCAAAATGAAGGAAGGCCGCCTTAACGTCTGCGCGCTTCCGCCTGAAGAGCTTCTGATTGACCGCCGTGCCAAGTCGATGGAGGACTTCGAGTTTATCGGCCATCGTCGCTACATGACCGTCTCTGAGCTTGTCCAGTTGGGCTATGAGCAGGATGAGATTGAAAACCTTGGGTATGAAACTCAGGACGACTTCGAAGGCAACCAAGAGACGTTTGACCGCAACCCACAGGCGACCATTCTTGGCGCTGGGCGAACGGACGTAGCAAGCCGCAAGGTTCTTTATATCGAAGGCTATCTGTATGTTGATATGGATGGCGACGGCATTGCTGAACTGCGGAAGGTCTGTGTTGGTGGATCGGCCTATAAGCTGCTTCATAACGAAGCCGTAGACGACCATCCGTTCTTTAACTTCTGCCCCGATCCTGAGCCGCACACGTTCTTCGGTATGTCAATCGCTGACGTCGTGATGGACATTCAGCGCATCAAGTCGTCCATCATGCGTAACACGCTGGATAGCCTCGCTCAGTCGATCTACCCGCGCATGGGTGTTGTTGAAGGTCAGGCTTCCATAGAGGACGTGTTGAATACCGAAGTTGGTGGCATCATCCGCATGAAGTCGCCGGGTGCCGTGCAGCCCTTCATCACGCCAAACGTCTCTGGCGCCGCATTCCCGATGCTTGAGTATATGGATCAGGTGAAGGAAAGCCGCACTGGTATTAACAAGGCTTCCGCTGGCCTTGATGCAAACGCACTGAATGGAGCGACTGCAACGGCTGTCAATGCAACCGTGACGGCAGCCCAGCAGCACATCGAACTGATCTGCCGTATGTTTGCGGAAACAGGCTTCAAGACTTTGATGGATAAGTCATTGAAATTGCTTGTTAAAAATCAGGACAAGCCGCGCATGGTTCGCCTGCGGAATAAGTTCGTTCCAATCGATCCCCGCGTTTGGGATGCTGACATGGATGTTATTGTCAACATCGCGCTTGGCACTGGTTCTGACGAACAGAAAATGGGTTTCCTCAATCTTATTGCTCAGAAGCAAGAGATGATTATGCAGCAGCTTGGCCCGATGAACAATCCGCTGGTCAACATGGGCGGTTATTACAACACGCTTGAGCAGATGCTTTCGATTGCTGGCTTCAAGGATGTTTCGCAATTCTTCACCGATCCCAAGGGCTTCCAGCCACCAGCACCGACGCCGCCACCGCCTAGCCCAGAAGCAATCTTGGCACAGGTTCAGGCTCAGAGCATTCAGGCTGACATCCAGAAGAAGGCTGCAGAGCTTGAACTGCAGCGCGAAGATATGCTGCTGAAGGATGACCGCGAACGCGATAAGTTGGACGCAGAGGTGATGCTGAAGTCTGCTGAGATCGAAGCCAAGTATGGTTCACAGGTCAACACGGCCAACATTCAGGCATTGATGCAGCGTGACCGCGAGTTTCTCCGTCAGCAGGGCGAACTGGAACGCTCGGTAATTCAGGCAGCCCAGCAGCAGCCGATTATGCCCGCAACCGTGGAAGCTCCTGTTGTCCTCCCGCCAGAAGGAATGATGTAATGGCTGTAACTCCTGCCACAGGACGCAATCCGGCTGAACGAGAGCAAATCCTCGCAAGCCAAAATCTGTTGCCGACAGAATACATGGCACCAAATTACCTTGTTTATGGCAACGCTCCGGGCTTTGGCGAAAACGGGATGGTCGGCCTATATCCGGGCAAGCAATACACCCTGTATGATTATAATACGAACAAGGTGCTTGCCTCTGGGAGTACGCCAGAAGAAATTAAACGCATTCTAAGCATCATTAATACAGAGCTTGTTCCGCAGGGTAATAAGGCTGACTGGCGATTGCTCGACATGGGCGGGTCGCCTGCAGGCCAAACACTTGATATGCACACAACGCTTCCTTCTGGGTTTGGGGAGGCAATCAAGGTTGGAGACCAGTACGGCATACCTATTGCTGGAGATGTTCCAAACAGCTTTTTTAAAGAGTATATTCTTCCGACGGCGGGAATTCTTGCTGCAACTGCTGGGGCGTACTTTGGCGGCAATGCGCTGCTAGGTGCTGCTGGTGGCGGCGCTGGTGGTGCTAGTAGCGGTCTTATTCCGGGCGCGCTGGAGGGCCTTAGCTTTGCGCCTGTGGGAACTGCTGCCGTTCCTGCATCTACGGTTGCTGGATTGGTCAGTGCTGCGGCTGTTCCTGCTGTTGCCGCTGCTGGCTCTGACCTTGTAATTACCGCTCTCATTGCGAAGGGCTTCACTGCGGCTGAGGCTGCGGCCCTTGTTGCGTCGGGCGGTGCCGCTGCGGCACTTGCCAACACGGCTAATGCTGCAAATACTGCTGGTTCTACAACTGCATCAAATGCAACAAACACGATGCCGCCAGCGGAAACGTTTGGACCAGACCTCACGCTGACAGCAAATATGCCGACAAACCTCGTCCCAGCGTCATTGCTTGCTGGCGGTGCGGCTGCTGCGGCTGCTGCGGCTAATGCTGCTGGTTCAACAACCAACGCAGCAGATTTGGCTAATTCAAGGACTGGCATGACAGACGCAGAACTTGCAGCAACGAACGCTGGCGCTGGTGGAACAAGTTTCCTTGACAAAATTATCTCAAATATGGGGATTATGGATTATGCGACCCTAGCATCTCTTGTCGGGAGTGCAGTCGCTGGCGGAGGCGGAGGTGGCGGCGCTGGCCCGACAACGCCATATGTCTCCCCGTTTGGCGCTGGCACTGACTTTGCTGGCCTTGCATCGCGCAGGCAGATTAATCCTAATATCACGGATTATGAGAAGTATGGGTTTGGTCCAGAAGCCCAATTTTTCTCAGGCATACAAACGGTAAATTCATACACTCCTCCGGCAAATGCGGCTCCGGTTGCGCCCGCGCCAGCAGCGGCAACTAATCTTGTGGATAGCGCCGCGCAGGCAACATTGCCGCAATCTGCTCAGTTGACACTGAACGAAGGTGCTGCGCCAACAAATGCTCCGATAACACAGATCGGCGGCAATCTCGGGCCTTCAACTCCTGAAAACACAGGAATGACGCAAGAGCGTCTTGACCAACTTCAAACTCGTTATAACAATATGCGTTCGCCTGAGTTTTTCAATTACTTCAAATCGGTAAACGACGTTCTCGATACGTATGTTGGCCGTGGTTACATGACACCAGATCAGGCAAAGGCTTATCAAGGACGATTGGAAACTGCCGCATCTGCGCCAAATGCAAATCTTGCTTCATTGCAAGGCGCTGTTCCGATGCCGCAGATCAGTGACTTTTTGCAGCCAACAGGAACGCCTGCGCCAGTGACGTATACTGCTCCTTCTCAGCCTATCACTGATAGAAGCGCATACATCAACGATCTGTATAAGCAGCTTGGTGCAAATGTCTCTCAAGGGCTGCTGGCTGTGCCACAGGCTCAGACACTGCAAGGCCAATTGCGGCAGGCATATCTAAACCCGCAGTCGACAACCGAACAATTGCAAGGCATCTACAACACTGGGATGCAGCAATACAGGCCGCTCATCTGATGGATAAGGGCAACGTTATCACTCAGGCCAATCATGCCAAGCGCATCTTGGAAGACGAGACCTTTATTGCAGCCGTGGCGCAAGTTGAGGCTGACATTTACAATGAATGGCGCACCACCGCATTGGGCGATGATCGGCAGCGTTCAGACCTGTTTCACACGCTAAAAGGATTAGAGCGTTTGAAAGCCCGCCTACAGGCGACCCTTGACGCAGGAATGCTTGCATCAAGGAATTAACATTTATGAAAAAAGGTGATATATGACGGAACAAGTCGGCAACCCCGATACTGGGATCGGCCTCCACGAAGCAACCTTAGCCATCAGCAAATTGCTCGGCCCTGAAGAGGACAACCAAGGCGAAGCTGAGGCGCTAGACCCGGAAACGGGTGAGGCAGAGGAAGAATACGAAGGCGAAGTTGATGCCGAAGACGGCGAAGACGATGCTGAGTATGACGACGATGCCGAACTGAGCGAAGACGATAGCGAGGAAGAAGGAACGCAGGAACTTCCCGATGATGTCACTGTCAGGGTGAAAGTTGACGGTGAAGAAGTGGAAGTCACCCTAGCCGAACTTCGGAATGGCTATAGCCGGACCTCAGATTACACGCGGAAGGCTCAAGCCCTAGCTGAAGAACGTAAAGCGTTCCAAGGTGAAGCCGAAACCATCCGTCAGGAACGCGCTCAATACGCTGAACTTCTGCCATTGCTCCAGCAGCAACTGATGCAGCAAGTCAGTGGAGAGCCTGATTGGGACACTCTTTATAACGAAGACCCCATTGAGGCATCGCGGTTAGAACGACAGTGGCGTAAGTCCCGTGAGGAACAAACGTATCGCTTGCAGGCCATTCAGGCTGAACAGCAGCGTCTCGCACAGGAAGCCGCCACAGACCAAGCAAGAGCCATTCAGGCATTTGTGGAAGCCGAACGCATCAAATTGCCAGATGTGATCCCAGAGTGGAAAGATCAGGCGACAATGGTGCAGGAAGCAAAGGAACTGCGCGACTGGGCGGTAGCTCAGGGGCTGACAGAGCAGGAGATCGAAAGCCTGCGTCAAGCCAGCCATGTGGCAGTCCTCCGCAAAGCCATGCTGTACGATAAGGGCCGCACCAAGGTGCAGCAGGCCAAGGCTTCGAACAAAGGTGGAGCTAAGGTGGTCCGTCCCGGCAGCAGTGGTACGCAGGTCAACGTCCGTTCAACCGAAGTGAAGAGAGCGTCCCAGCGCCTTGTGCGTAGCGGCAGTGTCTCAGATGCAGCCGCTCTTTTGGATAAACTCATTTAATAGGACTTTGAATAATGGCTATTGTTGCAAATACCTTCACCCGCTACTCGGCTATCGGTATCCGTGAAGACCTCTCGAACGTCATCTATAACATCTCGCCGGAAGAAACTCCGTTCATCTCGAACGTTGGCCGTGAGAACGTTAAGAACACCTACTTCGAATGGCAGACGGACGCTCTCGCAGCCGCTTCTTCCTCG